TGATTTTGCCGAAATGGTCGGCAAAGAATACCAAGTTGTAACTGCGACAACTACCTCAATTAAGTGGTATGCTCCAGTGGGTAATTACAACACTAACACTACATCTGATACGTTTGAATTCGGGGGTAGATTTAGCGTTGGTGTTGGGTTTATGCACCAACCCGGTGCACCTTGGGGTATCCACTTCCAACGACGTTTGTGGGTTCCGTATTACTACGACCAGTCTGGCGATTACGATGATGTAACATACACCAGCAGAAAGATCACAGACGAGATTGCCGTATCAGACATTCTTGATACGACGACATTCGATCAAATCGAAAACCAGTTCCGCATCAGTGGTGGAACAGCGGATTTTGTTGTTGGAATGCACGGATTCTATGACGATGGACTTGTAGTCCTGAATAGAAATAGCCTTCATTTAGTGAGAGGGACTCAAGGAAGCCTTCTTGACGTTACCGTTAAGGAACTCACCTCCGAAGTTGGGTGTTTAGCACGTAAATCAGTCGTTATGCGTGGCAATATGATGATGTTCTTGTCAGACAATGGGGTGTATTCCATTGAATTCCTCAATGATTACAACCTTCGTGGTTCTGAAGAGCCTCTTTCTAGGGACATTCAGCCATACATCGACCGGATCAACAAGAATTACGCGGAAGATGCGGTAGGAATCCTGTTTGACAACCGATACTACCTTGCTGTTGCCCTAGATTCTGCCGTTGGAGCCAATGATGCAGTTGGAAACAACTCAATTTTGGTGTATAACTTTAAGAATAGTGGTTGGGAGTCTCTTGATACCTATGGTGATTCGCGATTCCTGATTAAAAACTTCATTACTGGTGGCGCCGGTATTAGAAACGAGCTTTATGCCGTGACTGGCAATGGTGGTTTGCATCAAATTGATGCTGTTGATAGCTCAGTTGATCGACTTAACGTGTCAAACGTGGGGGGATTACTTGTAACGCCAATAATCAACTCGTCGCTTACGACTCGCGGATATGATTTAGGTAGCATGGAGCGTAAAAGGTTCACAGATGCTCAAATCATCATGCAAAACCTTGCTGGTGACTCTGGAGAGTATCTTATTTCCTTCGCTGCTGAAGATCCAGATAACGCATCCGAGATTGGAACGACTACCCAGTTCCTTGGTGGAGAAGTTCTTGCTCCAAGCACTCCGAATGAAGCTGAGACGGCAAGTATTAGGTGCAGGCTGGCTGGAATCCGTGGTTACACGGGAACTATGATCTTGACAAGAACTATCGGATCACCCAAGATCAATTCAGTAAAAGTTGCTGGGTCAGTGACGAATAGACAAATCATTTCACAGAAATAAAGTATGGGCGCAGTCAATACAACTTACACTTTCACAGCTACTGATACAATCAATAGCACGAAGATGAATAATATCATTGATCAAACGACAATGACGACTGATGCTATCTTCGGGACTACACTTGAAGTCGTATTGCCATCTGGCCAGTTGAAGGTGCGCACACAAGGAATTACGTCGAGTGAGATGGCAGCAGATTCTGTCCTAGCAATTTCAATCAAAGACTTAAATGTCACCACTGCCAAGATTGCAGATTTGAACGTGACGACTGGAAAGATTGCTGACTCCAATGTGACACCATCAAAGTTAAGTCAACCATTAACTTTGGAAACGGCAAAAACAACAACAAGTGGAACCACTGTTGACTTTACAGGAATCCCCTCTTGGGTTAAAAGGATTTCACTTGTTATATCTGGTTTTAGCACAAACGGGGGATCAATTCCAATCGTCCAACTTGGAGATTCGTCTGGATTTAGTGTATCCGGGTATTTAAGTTATCACGGGTTATTTAGATCAACCTCCACAATAAGTGGGTTTTCATCAACTGGATTTGGATTGAGTGGAACTAGTGCTAATGACATTAGGTATCTGGTTATAACGTTTGTCAAAATATCAGGAAACCAATGGGTTGCTTCTCATTCTGGCGGATTATTTAACGGGTCTGATAATTTCGTTTTATCTGGTGGTGGAAACGTAACTTTATCTGGCACATTAGACAGAATAAGACTTACGACCACAAACGGAACAGATGTATTTGACGGTGGCTCCGTTAACATCGTTTACGAATAAAAATGAACAAGCACTTAGGAGAAGCAATAAAGATATATGGCGAAGACTTTCACGAACTTTTGTATTGGCACCTATGCTTTGGTGTTGTCATTTCTGACGCTGAATGCTTCGCCTTGTGCTTCTACTCGCAAGAGGAAACGCCTGCTCAAGCCTGTGAAGTTCACCATTCCAACACACTCTTTGTCACCATGTGCGCTGGTGACATGCGGAAAGCTCTTAGAAAGTTCCTCGATGGCTTTGAATACATCGCATTCCAGCGTGAATTTAAGAATTCACCTAGAGTGAGGGTGTATAACATGCAACAATTTTACTCAAAACTCAAATAATACAAGAATATGGGAAGCTCTCCTAAAAAAGTCAAAGCCCCAAAGGCTGATTATGGTGCAGACATTGGAAAATTTGTATCAGCTTATGGTGGTGCGCTTCCTCAAGTCCTTGGATTTGAGAAGCAATTCCGTCCAGAGTTCCAAGGACTTAATCTTGGAGATATCTCCAGCTTCCTTGGTGGTGTTGGCGGTCAAGAAGGCTTGTTTGGACTTAGCCGCATGGCATCGCAAGAAGCTGGACAGCAACTAGGAGCAGCGCGTGAAGGCGAACTAGGACAAATGGCTGGCCAAGCACCGCTCACCCGTGGCGTAATGCAAGGATTGTCCCCAGAACAGGCGGCAGCAGTTCAAGGATTTGCTACTGAAGCTGAACGCGCTAGGGCTGCGGCTCAAGGAGTGAGTCCACAAGAACGTCGTGGTTACGAACAACAGGTCCGTGAAGGATTTCAAGCGTCTGGACGACTTGGTGGCAATCTTGGAATCGTCAGTGAGGCGATGGGCCGTGAAAATGTGATGGCTCGTAAACGCGCAGAAGCGGCACAGGCAGCACAACAATCATATGCTACTGCTCAAGGATTCTACACGCAGCCGGGGCTTGCTCTGCTGAGTCAGCAGCCGCTCTCGTATCAATCTGGGCAACAAATGCTCGGAATGGGCATGGGGCAGATTGGACGAGGCACTCCGGGCTTGATTAACCCAGACACGGGACTTAATCTTGGCGCAGCCGAAAGACAGAATCAGCTTCAAGCTCAAGCTGCTAACGCTCAAGCACAAGCGTCTAGAAGCTCGGGAATGATGGGGATGCTCGGAAGCATTGGAGGATCAATTCTTTCCGCTCCATTAACAGGTGGTGGCTCACTTGCTGGACTTGGTTTGGGCGCACTCGGATTTGGAAAATAATAAATTTATGGCACTACTAGGATCAACCGTTGACCCACGCCTGTTCGTTCAGGACTACTCAGGATTTACCCGCGCTGCTGATATCCAAGCGCAAAGCATGGCTAACCTAGGAAGCCAGATCGCTGGAGGAATTGAGCGTTATGGGGAGCAAAAGCAGGAGCGTAAAAAACTGGACGCTGGCATTAAGGCAACTGTTACTGGTATCGAGAGCGCAATTAAGATGGGCAAAAGCCTTGGTATTGACGTTGAATCAAGCCTTACACCTTATTTGGAAAAGATTAACGATCCAAACGTATCTCCTGTTGAAGCTGCCGCTTATGCTCAACAAGCATCGAACTCCATTAGCAATGTTCTGAATTTCGGAATGAAAGCTAATGAGATGGGTATTGAGAAGGAACAATACAAACAAGCTGCATTGATGAATCAAGCTGAAATGCAAAGCTCCAAGTGGCAATCTTACGACAAAGAAATTGTAATTGATGGACAGAAAGTCAAGATTACTGGATCGCTAGATCAGTTCGGACAATTCAAAGATATCAACAACAATGTTTATTCAAGTGTTGCAGATGCGTTTGCTCCAGTAGGACAAACTGAAACACCACTTGCAGATGGAGCATATCCAGATGGGGTGTTAACTGATGGAACACCAATGGACGGGCCTGGCGTATTGACACTAGACAAACAAAACAAAGTTCCAGAACCTCCGATCAACTTTGATTTTAATCAGTCCCCAAGCGTTCCAGGCGATACTAAAGTTGCCCCGGAAGTGGTGGCAAACATCGAAGCCGCTGGTGGAGTTCCAGTCGCCAAACCACCTTCATTAAATCTTCCTCCAGGGGCTTCGATTGTGGAGGAGAAGCCAAGCGAAAAACCAGAAATCCGAATGACGGCCCAGCAAGTGCAGGACCTTGCAGTTCAAGGATTCAAGGTTAGTGCCAGACCTATTGGCGACGGAAATTTCATGGTTAGTGGGTCAGACATTGGCGGGCAGGCTGGAGAAACAATCGAAATGCTTCCGGGTGGAGGAATGCGCTTTTCGCGCGGCGGCGGGGGAGGGAAAACTGAGGCTGCAAAAGAAGCACAAAAAGAACAATCGTTTGAAAGATCTAGGTCGATTATTGGCTCTGCCGCCAAAATACTTCCAGAAATTAAATCCATTCTTTCAGGAAATCCTCTTATTGCGGTTGGACAAAAAGCACTTGGAGACGTCCTTCCGGCCACGGAAGTTGGCCGAATCGCGGCAGGTCTTGAAACAATCAGAGTTGTAACATCTAAAGAAGAGGTTAATAATGCGAGGGCGGCTTCT